GGAACATTCTCGCCCTTAGACAATGTTGCCTTAATCGTCCCGCCTATGACCTGCATATTAGGAAAGTGTGTTACGTCTATCCATTCAAAAGTAATGGTACTTCCTTTCACGACCTCAATCTTTCCATATCCTCTATTGGTGAATCGACACACACCTCTGTAACCTCTTGGCACAGTGAATGAGAATGGCTCTCTTTCGGTACCCATATCGTATGTTTCGTGTTCCGCTCCCTTTGTTATCGTCATTCGCAATAGGCAGCCCCTTTGGAAGTTAAATCGATCTGTGTCTCCTCCGATACCACCACTACGTCCGACAGGCTTAACTTTGCCCCCAAGTTCAAAAGACCATTCAGCCTTTATGTCGAATATTAACGTAGCATCAGTAGTCACAGCGATAGATGTAACCTTGTTTCCTCTCTGACCACTTAACACGCTACTCTCGTCAGTCACATTTAACGACATCTGTCCCGACTGCATAGTCATAGGCTCAAATGTTGCTCCGAATGCACCTTCTGAGGTTAAATCGTTAGACTTGCGATTGATTAGTGGTAACACAAGCGTATTGATATACTCTTTCGCTTCCTCGTGAAATTGAAAGTCTATACCAGTCTGTGACTTGATGAGAGATAGCACATATGGAACACGTACTACAGGGTGAAGGTAAGGCACGCCTTTTTTGTCTGCTGAATATTCCCCCTTAAATCGCATCGCATATTCAAACCATGTTTCCTTTTGCCTCTCCCTATTGTTATCTGGTGATATCATGCCCGAGTCAGTGCGCCATGTCATATCCTCCTCGTCCTCGTATCTCCACACGTTATAACCTGCGTAGAAGTACGGCTTTTCTTTTACATCCTCGAACCGATTAACCTCATTAGCAAGATTGTAGAGTATCTTATCGTTGCTCTTAAGGTCGTTTAGTGCCGTTCCTTTACTTATTAGGCTGCTGAATTGAGAGAACAACCCCCACACGATAGACACCTCTATGGCTTCGTCTGTGACTTGTAACACGCTAACACGTCCGTCCCTGATTAACTCCACACCATTGCGGAAATAGCGCGCCTTATGCAATCTATAAGCGTAGATGCTTGTGTTCTGCACTAAGTCAACGTGCAGTAGTATCTTCTGATTGCGCACGGTCTTAGGTAACTTTACCGTGTATGTGCTATTAGATACAATCTTAGACACATCACGGAACAGATTACTTTTAATTGACATCGTGATTTGTGTACCGCTGTCAATATCTACCAGCTCACCGTCGATATATAATCTTTCGTTCTTCATCGCTTATAACTTTTGTATCTCAACCTCTGGAAGGGCAATAGTACATATAAAGTCTTGCAGGGGTGCGCCACCCTTCGTATATGACGCTGCAACAACATTTACCGATACCCACTTAGGCACACCACCTTCATAGCCTGCAAACATATCCACGATAGGGCTTGTCGTGACATCAAATAGCATATCCCACGTTTCGCTATCCACCAGTGGCGCACAGATAGGCAGGCTATCCTCACGCTTCATTGACTGCATACGACCTGCACCGCCCTCATATCCGTATGTCATATCATAAGATAGTAGGTTATTGCGAAGATATGCACTATCGCTTGACACCTTCCTGCTTTGCTCGCCAGCCTTAAATAGGTAGTAGCAATAAAACCCATGCCTGTTTATCCACCGCAAGTAATAACCCTCGTCGTAGCCGTCTACAACCTCAATGCGCACCTTGTCGGTTTTCTTTCCATCACCTACATATTGGAAACGGAAGGTTAAATCAAATGTTCTGTCAAAGTTAACCTCTCGCAGTCCGCCCGTGCTATCGCTGATTAGGTAGAAGTTCTTAGCCGTGTGTTCGCTATCTTTCAGTGGAATATTCCAAACGCCCTGGTCTGATAGGCTGACAAACTTCTCCGCTGCACCATCCTTACCGAATAAAACAGAACTGCCACCAGCAGCATAGACACCGAACGTGAACGGATAGCCCTTAAACCATTTCAGCCTGCGATAGGCGTTATATCTCTCTACACCGCCTATCTTCAACGCACCCCATACATAGAACACAGAGAAAGAGAAAGTAACATCATCGCTACCACTCACAGACACCACAACCTCAAAGGATACCATCTTTCCCAGCTCTGTTCGTTCTGCTTCCTCGTAGTTAACCTTACCAAAAGGGACGGAATCGAAAAAAGTTTGTATGTACTCCCTTACGTCACCGTACATCTTGCCACGGAAGGCATCGAACATAACCACGTCCGACCCACTTCCGCTTGCTTCCATCTTAATGATTGCCCTTGTCACCTTGTCACCATCTACCTTCACGATACAAGGATTAAATGCAAATCCTATCTCGTCGGGATAGGTTAGTGTTATATTGCTCTTACTTTCTGTTCTCATACGTTAATATTGGTTAGCTTAATGTTCTTAATCTCGGTCTTTAGAAGGCTTGTGATGCGCATCAGTATTCGCTCCTTTGCCAATGGTATAACATTCGTGTATATGTCGTTTCGTCCTCCCTTACGGAAAAGGCTTGTACCTTCTCGCTCAATCTTCCGTGCTATCAAGAAAGCCAGCGATAACTCGCCACGCTCCTCTGCTGTGTACTTGTGCGGTCTATCTGTTTTGTACGGCATAGGTCGTGCCTTGATGCCCTTATCTTGCATCCACTGACGAATGATAAGTCGGAAGTTTGCAGGGACTTTTCCAGCTTGTCTACCCGTTTCGAGCGTTCCAAAAGGAGAGCGACCCCAAAGAGTGCCTTCCGTTTCGTTAGCCTCAACTCTTAAACTCGCAGCCGTCCTACCGCTTGCACGCTGACCAGCTGCAATATGATTTTTTATTATCTCTTGCTTTACTCGCTCGAGTTCCTCTCTAAGGACAATACTTGCTGCCTCTTGTATCATACGCAACCTCCCTGCAATTCCTTAACTGTCAACTCTACCGATACGCCTGTTATATATGCGCTTGCTTGCTCTAAGATAGTAGTATAGCGCACCTTTCCTCCGATAGGCTCAAAGAAACGGCTTGCGTTCATCTCAGAGAGGAAACGAGCAGCTACGCCCTTCATCTTGGTGTACACCTGCTCATTGTCATTTCCATTAGCGTCACGCTGTACCTTGTCGACAAAAGCAAGGATGATGTCCTCGCTATCCTTTACCTTGCCCCTTGCCATGTCGAGATACCCACCGATTGGTAAGATACATATAATCGCTGGTAGGTCTACTCTGTCTACGACTTCGGCTGCACCATTCCAATCTTCGAATACATAGCTAAAGTTCGGAAACTTCTCTTTGGCTATCTCTCTAATCTTATCTTCTATGCTCATCGTTATATACTTCTGATAAACGTTTTTCAAACTCTTGCTTCTGATTATCCATGCTTAAACACTGATACACTCGCATCCACGGCACACGCATTACATCCTCGTGGTCTGTGATGCCCATACGTAAGGCGTACCAATCAATCATACCGAAGATACCGAACTGAAGCTTGTTTATTCCTGCTCTTATCTCTTTGTCTGTCGGTTTGCGCTTTGCCTTGTCGAATAGCGCATTTATCTTCTCAATACGACCGTACACCCAGCCAACAAAGGAAACAACCTCCGTAGCCTTACACACGTTCACTACTTCTGGCTTCATGCTCAGGAGTACCTCGCAGACCTTGTAGAACATTTCTCCGTCTGTCTGTAGCGTGGATAGCTGCACCATCTGCCCGATAGTCATATCATCAAGATTGCAAGGCGTATCGATGCCGCCCACTTTCTGAGGTCTTGACATCTTATTTAACCTTAGTTTCTCGGTGTCCTTACTAAATGCTGAGAGTATCAGCCACCTTCCAAATGTGATATTTTTCTTCATATTACCCAAGTGTATTATAATGCGCTCTTGCTGTACCGCTGCGCCTTACGTTAAGCCTCATGAAGGCAAAGTATCTCGTTGCATCGATAGCGTGGTTAAAGCAATCGATAGGCGTGTTTGTCTTCTTGCCGTCTCGGTCCTCTTTCCACTTATAGCTTTGTAATTCCTCAATTAGTCCAGACGAACGTCTTGTAACGTTCCATCTATAGCGGTGGAGGATGTCAATACCTACGCTGATACTATCCTTTCCCTTAGCGGTAGGAACAACCCACAGACCTGCTGCCGTCAATTCTGCAATACTCTTTGGCTCTGCACTATCAGCTATAATCAAGTCTTTACGTGTTATTCCATTCTCTTTTGCCTTCTCTGCTATCATAGGGTTGGTTAACCCTGTTTCGTAGATTACGCCATCCGTCCATAACTCGCCGTGCGCAATAACACAATGTACCAACGCTGTTGGATCGTTAGTAAAACCAAAGTCCAACCCGTAACCCTGCATCTTCCAGCTCTCACGCTCTGGCAGCCTGTCAACGATACGAAAGTTAGGAAAGATAACCCCTGATAGCTTACCAGTCAAGCCACGTGCATATACCTTCCATAGCTCTTTATCTTCTATACTTTCGATGCGTTCGTGTTCCTCCTTTGTCAAGAATGGGTTGCCCCTGTGGTCTGAGATAATCATCTTCACACCTTCACGACCTTTCACTTCATTATGCGCCCAGAACCTCTCCGAAGGGTTATAGTCTATCCATATCTTCTTACGTGTACGAATAGCCAACTGCCAGTATATCTCATAGCCTATACCATTCGCCTCGTTAACGAATAGATAGTCACGCTTACCGTTCTTTGCGTCTTGCTCATCTTTGTAACTCTTAAATTCAATTACAGAACCATTCCTACACTGCAAGTAATGTCCGCTCTCGTGCATATCAAAGTAACCAGCCAGCCAGTCGGAACCAGCTAATATCGTCTTTGCATCACGAAGCGCACCTACCTTCAAGTTCGGTAAGTCTTGACCTACTACCGTCGTTATACTACCAGCCTCCAGCAACGCTACATAAAGAAGTACCTGCATAATCGTGTATGTCTTTCCAGAAGACGTGCCCCCCTGATTAATATACACTCTTGCAGTCTTTTCTGTGTTCGCCCGAAACAACGGTCCTATAACCTTAAACGGCATTATCATACATCGACCTCGCTTTCATCACTTACAGGGTTAATATCCGTTTCGATAAAACCTATCTCAATATGATTATCCATTGAACCAGTTAGCTTTGTTTCATCTACAGGCTTCTCGCCCCTTATATCTCTAATAGCATTGAAGGCAAATACATCGCCCTTAATAGCTTTCTGGAATAAGCCTACTACGATAGCCATATCATTAGTACGCATTTCATTCTCCGATACTCCAAGTTCCTTCATTACCCTTCGTACCTTCTCTGGTGCTGGCAATTCTCCGAAAGCCTCAACCAACTGCCGTAGCTTCTTTTTCTCTCTTCTTGCCTTCACTGAAGCCTTGCCCCCTTTCCTTCCTATCTCTCGTGCTTCCTCCGTGGTTAGCCTACCTTTTCTTTTTTCGAATTCCTCATTCATACAAACACCTCATCCCTTTCCTCTTTTCTATGTTCCATCCAATAATTAGACCCAGAAAGCCTACATGGCGTTTCACATATTTTCATGTCAACACTATACATAGCTTTCTTTTCTAAAATATCAGCATCAAGTACACTTCCTATTATTTCCTTTGGTCTGTGGCAGCAATATGGCACATCGCCGTCTACATTTAAGCATAGCACTGACCACCCAGACACGCATGTATTAGGGCGATATTCAAGATAATTAAACTTATATGAAATATTTACTCTTGTATCGTTTACCCTTTCTCCAAGCCATCCTTTAACTTCTTCTGCTGTTACTTTACTCTCTTTCCCTTCGTAAGGTCTAAAGTAAATGTAATCTACATCCAAATTCTTTATGGTCTCGTAGAATGATATTACGTTTTCTTTATCCATGCACACGCATTGTACTCCTACCTTTGTATCGATACTTTCCTTGCGTCTGTAGTCGCAATACTCTTCTATGTTCTTTAATGTCCTTTTTAGTCCGTCCACTCCTCTAAGTTCCTTGTACTTCTCACTATCTCCAGTGTCTACGGAAATCTTCATAAATACTGGGTGACATTTGCGTAATACCTGCATATTGGTATTAATACCGTATGGTATACCTTTCCCCTCCAGATAGTCAGTAATCTTCTTGAAGTCTGGGTTTATAGTCGGTTCTCCTCCACCTGTCAATATAAATGATTGTACACCCAACTCTGTTAGACGTTCTGAGTACTTAACAAAGTCTTCAAACTTCATGTACTTACCTGTCTTATGTGCATATCTACAATACGCACATTTTTCATTGCAATAATCAGTAAGGAATATGTCTGCCGTAATAGGTCTCTTTACGCCATTAACCCTTTCTATATATCCTTGTAATTTCGACTCTCTTATCATAGTTAATCATTTTTTCCATTTTTCCTGTAATATCTTCGGTGCCGTATGCTCCCATATTACATTATGATGTATTCTCTTGTGTCGGCTATTAAGCATCGCTACAACCACCCCTGAAGGATGTACGACAACAGAAGTAAAACTCTTTATATACGTACCAGTATCTCTATATACTTCGGTCATTCCTCCCGCTGTTGACTGGCTGCTCTTCTGCTGTATATCACAATGTAATATAC